CCCCCGAAACTGGGAATCCGCACGACGGAACCGCCTCCACCCGCCCGACGAAACGGGTGACAGGTAAGCAACGCTTGCCACATGGAGACCTGCCCGTCCTGTCGCGAGCCTTTGCCGCCGCGCGCCTCAACTGGTCGGCCTCGGAAGTATTGCTCCGACCGCTGCCGCGACGACGCGTACCGCGAGCGCATCGCGCAGCGTGAGGTCTGGGAGCCGCTCGACGATATCCAGCCCGTCGACGACGCGAGCCTCAAGCGCATGACCGCCGAGGCGATTGCTGAGGCGCTGAACGGCATCCCGAACAAGAGTCCCGAGGACCGATTGGCCCAAGCAATCCTCGAGACGCGCAACCTCGCGTGGCATTACCGCAAGTTGAGTCGCGAACTGCGACCCGACCTTGGCTGGCGCGCGGAACGCATGGGCGACTCGCTGCTGTCGACACTCCGTCGGCTGTTCACTACTGAGGAGAATGAATGACCCCGCTGAAGGTCGAGACCGTCAAGGTCGAAACCCTGACCCCCGACCCCGCCAATGCGCGCTCGCACGACGACCGCAACCTGCGCGCTATCAAGGCAAGTCTCGACCAGTTCGGGCAGCGCAAGCCGCTCGTGGTGACGCACGACAACATCGTCCTCGCTGGCAACGGCACCCTCGAGGCTGCGAAGGAACTCGGCTGGACCGAAATCTCCATCGCCCGCACTCCTGCCGACTGGGACTACGACCGCGCCCGCGCGTTCTCGCTCGCCGATAACCGCACCGCCGAACTCGCCGCGTGGGTCCCCGACGTACTCAAGGAACACCTGCTCGAACTCGACGCGAACGGCTGGGACGTTGCCGAACTCGGTTTCGAGGCTCTCGACCCGAACATCGAGCCAGACGCGCTCGAGGAGACGAACGCTGAACCGCCCGCCGACCCGTTCTCCAAGTTGGGCGACGTATGGCTGCTCGGCAAGGACCACACGGTCGTATGCGGCTCCGCCTCCGACGTCGGTGCCTACGACGCGCTCCTCGGCGACCAGAAGGTCAACATGGTCTGGACCGACCCGCCCTACGGCGTCTCCTACGTCGGCAAGACCAAAGACGCGCTGACCATCCAGAACGACGAACTCCGTGGCGAGGGGCTGCAGGACTTCCTCGCCGAGACGCTGGGCGCTGCCTACACCGTCTGCAAGGACGGCTCCGCGTGGTACGTCGCCGCACCGACGGGCGACCTGTTCTACTACTTCGCCACGGTGCTGAAAGACCTCGGCGTGTGGCGGCATACGCTCGTGTGGGTCAAGGACATGTTCGTCATGGGGCGCGCCGACTACCACTACCGCCACGAGGCCATCTTCTACGGCTGGAAAGACGGCGCAGCGCACACATGGAACGGCGGACGCAAGCAGGACTCGGTGCTGGAAATCAACCGCCCGAAGCGCAACGCCGACCACCCGACGATGAAGCCAATCGAACTCATCGCCCGCTGCATCGACAACTCGTCCAACACGGGCGACCTCATCCTCGACTGCTTCGGCGGCTCGGGGTCCACGATGCTCGCCGCGCTCGCCAAGGGACGCCGCTCCGCGCTCATCGAACTTGACCCGCGCTACGTCGACGTCATCTGCCGCCGCTTCCAAGAGGCGACAGGGACCAAGCCCGTCTTGAAGTCCACGGGCGAGGAACACGACTTCACGGTGTCCTAATGGCGAAAGGGAGACCCGTAGACCCAACCCGCACCCGTCGGCAGACGGGCAACCGACCCATGCCCGACGAGTTGCGGTCCGCGCCCGAGGTCGTGGTGAACGCGCTCGCCGTGCGTGGGCTGCCACAAGCACCCGAGTACCTGTCGGACGCCGCCAAGGAGACGTTCCGCAAAATCGTCGACGAGTTGGAGCCACGCGGGTTGCGGGACGCTGACCTCGAAGCGGTCGCGATGCTGTGCCACTCGGCTTCCGTCCACCAAGAGGCGACGCGCCTGATTGCCACGCAGGGCCTCATCGTGAAGGGTCCTCGGGGTCCGATGGTCAACCCGCTCGTCAAGGTCGCTAGGGACGAGGCTGCCAACTACCTACGGCTCGCTGACGCCTTCGGGTTGACGCTGGGGTCCCGTCTGCGGTTGGGCCTGATGCAACTCACGGGCGAGTCCATCCTCGCGTCCCTGAACCGCGAGTTGGATGTATGACCGAGCCGTCTGCGGAGAAGCCCGCCAAGAAGAGTCCAGCCAAGAAGCCAGCGTCATCCACAGCACGAGCGGCAACGCCGTCTCGGGCGCGTAAAACGTCGCTTCGCGACGTTCCCGAAGAGCCGTCTAGCGACGCCCTTCGATTCGAGCGGTTCACGGAGCGGTTCCTCAAGCACATGAAGGGGCGCTGGGCGGGGCAGCCTTTCGTCCTCGAGGAGTGGCAGCGCCGCGATATCACCCGCCCGCTGCTGGCGCTGGACGGGAACGGTAAGCGGGTCCACCGCGAGGCGCTCATCGGGCTGCCGCGCAAGAACGGCAAGTCGGAGTTGGCTTCGGCGCTGGCCTTGTACCTGCTGCTCGCGGATGGCGAGTACGGCGCGGAGGTCTACTCGGTCGCTGGCTCGCGGGCGCAGGCCCGCATCGTGTTCCGCACGGCGTCGGAGATGCTGCGGGCGTCCCCGTTGCGGTCGGCGGTCAAGGTGTACCGCGACGCCATCGAGGTCCCCGAGACGGCATCCGTGTATCGCGTCCTGTCCTCGGATGCGAAGTTGGCTCACGGCTACAACCCGCACGGCTACATCGTCGACGAGTTGCACGTCCACCCGAACGGCGACCTGCTGGAGGCGCTGCGAACGGGTACGGCTGCGCGTGAGCGTCCCCTCGGCGTGTCCATCACGACGGCGGGCGCGCATCGCTCTGGCATCGCGTGGGATACCTACGAGCGCGGTCGGGCCGACAAGGACCCGAGGATGTTCTTCTACTGGCAAGGCGCTCCCGAGAAAGCATCGGTCGACGACCTTGATGCGGCGATGGCTGCCAACCCCGCGTCGTGGGTCACGCGCGACTTCCTCGAGGACCAGCGTCGCGCTCTGCCTCCAGCGGTCTACGCGCGTCTCCACATGAACCTCTGGTGGGAGGGCGATACGGGAACGTGGGTGCCTCGCGAGGCGTGGGAAGCCTGCAAGGGCAAGGTCGAACTATCGCTCGACGCGCCAACAGTCATCGCGGTCGATGCTGCGTCCAAGAGGGACACGACAGCCGTTGCGCTCGTGCAGACGGTCGGCGACAAGTACCTCAGCAAGGTCTGGCACTTCGCCGTCGACGAGTCGGTTGGCTTCTTCGACTACGGCGAGGTCGAGTCGCTGATTCGCGAGTTGGCGACGACGTACCAAGTGCGTCGCATCGGGTTCGACCCGTTCCAGTTCGTGCGCTCCGCTCAGATTCTCGACAGCGAGGGATTGCCCGTCGAGACGTTCCCGCAGAACGACACGCGCATGGTCCCAGCGTCGCAGGCGTTGTACGACGCCATCATGGAGACGCGGCTGATGCACGACGGCGACGAGTTGACGACCGAGCAGGTGATGGCGGCAGGCGTCGTCGAGACGGTTCGCGGCTGGCGGCTCCACAAGCGCAAGAGCAACCGCCCCATCGACTCGACCATCGCGCTGGCGATGGCGGTCCAACTCGCGGAGTGGGAGCGGGCGCAGGGCGACGGTCCGCGCATCTTCGTCATCTAGGGACCCCCGAAAACCCCCGCAAAATGGGGACGGATTGCCGATTTCTAAATGGGCTTGCATTGGTCGCTAACCGTTCGCTAGGTTGTGCTTGTAGGCAATACCGCCTACTAGAACCGAAGGAACCGAACCGAAATGAACGCCAACACCACCACCGACCTGAACACCATCACCATCTACGGCATCGAGGTCGAGGTCACAGTCGAGAAGCGCAGCGCGGACCGCTGGACCAAGGAAGCCAAACTGAGCAACCGCATCGCCCTCGCCGACTACTACCTGACCGACGAGCAGAAGAACACCCTGTACGGCGCAGAGCCTGAGTTCTGGGACGCCGAGGCCAAGGACACGGCGAAGGCTTGGAAGACTTGGAACCGCAACCGCCGCGCGGTCGCCAAGAACATCATCCAGATTGTCGCCACGATGAACGAGGTCGAACTGCCAGACCTGAAGAGCGACCCCGAGGACAACACGGGCTTCATCTTCACCGACGGCTCCAAGGGCGACACCTACTACGTCCGCATCAACAGGGTCGGCTACGAGGCCGAGCGCAAGGCTGCGGAGGTGGCAAGGACCGAGGGTCGCGCCGCAGCCCTCGAGGTCGCCAAGGTTCGCTTCGCCAAGATGGTCGAGGAGTTCGAGGTCAAGAGCGCGACCTTCAAGGTCGACGGCTTCACCTTCGGGTTCGAGGTCAACTACTCGGGTGAGCAGGTGGAGCGCCGCGCCTAAACCGCTGAGGCGAAACGCCGCGAGGCGTCGCTCGGGAGATACCGAGCCTGACGAGCCAAGTCAGCAACGAGAGGAACCGAGATGAACGAGACCAAGACCCTGCCCGTGACCGTCGAGTGGACCGCCTTCGGCGACCGCCCCGAGAAGGGCCGCTGGATGCGCTCCGCGACCATCGAGGTGACCGTCCCCGTCCATGCGCTTGCCGAGCAGGTTTGCGAGATGGTGTACCGCGACACCAACCTCTACTGCGGAACCGTGTGGGACGCGCTTCAGCCCGTACTGCCCACCGACCGCACCCACACCGCTTTGAGCGAGGGCGACCACGTAACGGTGGACGGCGACCGCTACCGCTGCGCCGAGTTCGGGTTCGACTACGTCGGGCAGGCGGTGAGCGCCTGACCCGATAACCGTCACCGAGTTCTCAGTTCGACAAGCACCGCCCTGTACCCATACACTTGAGACTCGGTTCCTTCTGAAGTTGGTTCCTTCGGAAGCCGAAGCCCCGCCCGACGCGACACGCCGACGGCGGGGCTTCGTGCGTCTGGGCAGCAGCATCGGGCAGACTGGGTCAAGCACCCGCATGAACCTAGGAAGGACCTCCATGACCCTCGCCGACGCCCTCGCTACTGTCGAGCCAAAGCCCGTCGTCCAATGCCGCTCGGCCCTGCTGCTTGCCGCGCTAGAGCCGACAGAGGCTGCTGCGCTCGCACGAGCGATTGACGACCCGACCATCAGCGCGGTGGACATCTGCCGCCTCCTGACCGACCACGGGCATCGCCTCTCGGTCGACTCGATTCGCCGCCACCGCAAGCGCGGGCAAGGCGGCTGCACCTGCCCGAGGACACCATGACCTTCAGCGACGAACTCGAGAACCTGCTCGCCACGGGTGACCAGTCCGATTACTCGAAAGCAACGCCCCAGCCGCACCCAGCGGGTTGGGAAGCAGGCGTCAAGTGGGACGGCAACAGCGGCGAGGTAACGACCGCGCCTATGGCGGGACCGCCAGCCGACTGGTCCCGCATCCTCGAGGTCTGGAACCTCGACCCGAACGAGGTCGAAGTCATCGAGCCAGTCCAGTTCCGCGCGTGGGATTCCCAGACCAAGGACGGCGTCCAGCGGATGTTCTACTACCGCGCCTCTGTCCGCAGGAAGCGCGTGTCGGGAGCCAGCGTCGACGAACTCATCGACGAGGTATGCCGCTGGAAGCCCCGCAAGCGCGTCGAGCCGCACGGCGACGGGCGCGCGTTCGTCGTTGCTTATGCAGACCTGCAGGTCGGCAAACCTGACGGCGACGGCACCGAGGGGACCATGCGCCGCGTCCTCGACAAGACCGACCTCGCGGTAGCGCGCCTCAAGGACCTACGCCGCCTCGGGCACCACATCGACACCGTGTACCTGCCGCAGTTGGGCGACTGCATCGAGGGCTTCAACTCGCAGGGCGGCAGCCTCATCTGGCGTAACGAGTTGACGCTCACCGAGCAGATTCGCCTCTACCGCCGTCTGCTGCTGACCATCGTCAAGCAGTTCGCTCCGCTCGCCGACCGCGTGGTCGTTCCAGTTATCGCTGGCAACCACGACGAGGCGGTCCGCGTGGGCGGCAAGATGGCAACGCGCTACGACGACTCGTTCGCGCTCGACGTCGCCTCGGCGGTCGCGGACGCGATGGCGCTCGCACCCGAGGGCTACGGCCACGTGTCGTTCGTGTTCCCAGCAAAGGACGAGTTGACGCTCACGCTCGACATCGCTGGAACGGTTGTCGGCTTGGCGCACGGGCATCAGACGCGCGGCAAGACGCACGACTGGTGGGCGAAGCAGGCGCACGGGATGCAGGTCATCGGCGACGCCACGCTGCTGCTGACGGGCCACTACCACCACCTCAAGGTCGAGCAGATGGGTGCCAAGACGTGGGTCCAGATGCCGTCGCTCGATGGCGGCTCCACGTGGTTCCGTCACCTGACTGGTCAGGACGCACCCGCTGGCCTTGTAACGTTGCTCGTGGGTAACGGCGGCTGGTCCGACCTAGCCATCGTCTGATGCCAACCCCGAACGGCATCTGCCGCGCTGGTTGCCCGACGCAGGACCACGCCTCCTACGGCGACTGCCTGCGCGACGCGAACATCGCAATTGACAAGTCGTCCCTCAAGGTCCGATAGGAGAACCATGACCCCGCTAGAACTATCCGATGGCGTTACGCGCGTCGTCGAGAACCTGCGCGTACGCATCGAGGGCGTCGGCGCAGCGCAGTATGACGAAGGTGCGAAACAACGCATCGAGGGCTACAGCCACGCGCGCCTCGTACGCGAGTCGCTCGAGGAGGTCGAGGACATCCTTGTCTACCTCGCCGTGCTGCACACGCGATTGTCAGCGTTGCGGGATAGGGTCGGCGATGCGCTGGATTAATCAACTGCGGTTCCTGACGGTCGTCGTCCACACGACGACGGGGCAAAGCATCCGTGGCGTCCTCACGGGAACGTACAAGGACTGCCTCGTCGTCGAACACGCCGAGTTCCTCGCGGGTGACACGACGACGAACATTGACGGTGAGGTCATCGTGCCGCGTGAGCGGGTCGCGTGGATTCAGACGTTGAGGGCGAAGGAGTATGAGTGACCACCATCGTCTCGAGCGGTCAGGCGCGCAGCGTCGAATCGAAGTCGTACCCGATACCTACGCTGCCTGCCACCTATCGCAACGCGCCTGCTGACGGTGTCGTCAACCTGCTGCGCGGCGACGGCGCGTACCTCGCGTTCGATTCCATCTTCCGCACCCAGCCGATGGTCTACGCGGCGGTCACGAAGCGCACAAACGGCGTTGCGCGCAATCCGCTGAAGGTCTACCAGTACGGCGAGGACGGCGCGTCGCGCTCCCGCGTCCGCGCCCATCCGCTCGCGGTGCTTCTCAACAAGCCGTATCCGCGTGGCTCTCAGTTCATGCTCAAGGCGCGCATCGCGCAGGACCTCGACGTGTTTGGCGAGGCCATCTGCGTGAAGTTCCGTCCGACCGTTGGCGCTGCGCCGACCGAGTTGTGGAACGTCCCGATGCGGCAAGTCATCATTCACCGCGACGACTCGGGTCCCATCGCCTACGAGTTCTCGCTCACGGGAACGGTTCTCGGCCCTGAGGAAGTCATCCACTTCGAGTCGCCGTCTGGCTCGCCGCTGCGCCCGCTCGCACGGACCCTTGCGCTCGAGGACGCCGCCATCACTTGGCAGGGCCAGTCGCTCGCGCAGGGCATGACCAAGCGCGGTGCGTTCGTCACCGACCAGCGCCTGACCGACTCCGCCATCCCGCGTATGCGCGCCGAGTTGGAGAAGTTGTATTCGGGCGTCGAGAACGCTGGCAAGGTCGCTCTGCTGGAGCAGGGCCTCAAGTTCGAGTCGGTCGGCATCTCCGCCGTCGACGCTGACCTCATCTCGCAGCGCAAGTTGAGCCGCGAGGAGGTGTGCGCCGCCTACGATATCGCTCCGCATCTGCTCGGCCTCGAGCGCGCCACCTACGCATCGATGCACGAGTATCGCAAGGCGCTGTTCGACTCGGTTGTGACGCGCCTTGCGCTCATCGAGGAGACGTTGCAGGCGCAGTTGGTGGACACCGAACCTTCGTGGGACGGGCTGTTCGTCGAGTTCGATACGAACGACCTGCTGCGCCCCGACCCCGAGGCGCGCGCCCGCACCTACCTGATGATGCAGCAGGCTGGCGTGAACTCCATCAACGAGCGTCGCCGCCCAGAGAACCTGCCGCCCATCGACGACCCGCTCGCCGATGCGGTCCTCATGCCAGTCAACATGGCTCCCGTTGGTGAGGGAGTCGACCCGACGCAGTTGCAGGGCGGCTCGGCTGGCACACCGATGCAGGGCATCGCCGACCAAGTTCTATCCGCGTCGCTCCGAGCGAGTGACGTCACGACCATGCTTGTACCCGAGGAGCAGCAGTGACCAAGCACGAGACAAAGACGTTCACCGCAGAGGTGAAGGCCGATGGCGACGGTATCGCCGCTGGGCAGTTCGTCGCGCTGGTGTCCGTGTTTGACAACGTCGACCTTGGTGGCGACCGAATCGTCAAGGGCGCGTTCGACGCCAGCATCAAGGAGTGGCAGGCCAAAGGCGACCCGCTGCCCATCATCTGGTCGCACGAGTGGGACAACCCCGCCGCGCACATCGGCTACGCCGACCCGAAGGACATCCGCGAGACGGACAAGGGTCTCGAAATCAAAGCGACGCTGGACACCGACCGTCCGTTCGCGGAGCAGGTTCACCATCTCCTGAAGAACCGTCGCGTGACGCAGTTCTCGTTCGGCTACTTCGCCAAGGACTTCGAGATGGTCAAGGACGGCGACACGCAGGTCCGCGAACTGAAGTCGCTCGACATCTTCGAGGCTGGCCCGACGCTGCTTGGCATGAACCCGTCGACCGAGTTGCTGGCGGCTGCGTCGTACTCGCGGGAGAAGTCGCTCGACGCGAACGGCTACGCGCTCACGCAGCATCAGGTCCTCGAGGCTCAGGCGCTCGAAAGCATCGTCGAGGAGGTCGGCAAGTTCGACCAGTCGACCGCTGGCGCTGGAGCGCACTACGCGCCCGCCGAAGCCAACCCGTTCAAGGCGGCTGGCCTCATGTGCCAGAACTGCGTGTTCTACGAAGGCGCTCGCGGATGCGAGATTGTCGCGGGCGATATCGACCCCGAGGCGGTCTGCAAGTTGTGGGTGATTCCTGAGGCGTTGCTTGCTGGGGACGCTGCTGCAGAGCAGATGAGCGTCGAAGGCGAGAGCAAGGACGCCACAACAGTTTCGGAAACGGTGGAGGAGACCGCGACCGATACATCCGAGTCAAACGACGCGGGTGACACGCAAGGCACTATCGACATAGAGCGAGTCCTATCGCTCGTCGTTAGAACACAACACGAGGAGTAAGAATGAGCGACCTCAAGGCTCAGGCTCGCGAACTCGCTTCTGTGGTCGAGGCTAAGAAGGCCGAGGCTGCTAAGGCGTGGGGCGAGTTCGACGGTCTCCGCAAGAGCGCCGTCGCAGAGGGCGTGGACTTCGCCAAGAACGCTGACGCGTTCGAGAAGTTGGACGCCGCTGGCAAGGCGTACGACGCCATCCGTGATGAGGTCGCCGACCTCGAGCAGAAGCGCGCCCGCCTCATCGAAATGTCCACCGAGGGCAAGGCTGCTGAGGTGTCTGGTGACGCCAAGGCCGACGCCAAGTCCTTCGGCGAGGCATTCGTCAAGTCGGACGCGTACCGCGCTGCGGTCGGACGTCTCGAGCAGGGTGGCAACATCCCGCTGGGCACGACCGATGGCGTCAAGGTCATCGACCGCGCCGACGTCAAGACGCTGCTGAAGGTTACCTCGGGTGGTCTGTCGGGTGTGCCGCTGCACGACCGCCAGAACCTCATCGTTGGTACCCCGCTGGCTTCTCTCGACCTGCTGAACGTCATCGCGACCGCGACGACCGACAGCGACGTCGTCGAGTGGCTCGAGGAGTCGACCTACACCAACAACGCGGCTGAGACCGCTGAGGGTAGCGACAGCCCCGAGTCGGCTCTGGCCTTCACGGTCAAGACGTCCAACGTCAAGGAGATTCCGCACTTCATCCCCGTCACTCGTCGCGCGATGTCCGATGTCGCGTACATCGAGTCGTGGGTGAACAACCGTCTCATCGACGGTGTGCGTCGTCGCCTTCAGACTCAGATTCTGACTGGCAATGGCTCGGGCGAGAACCTGACTGGCATCTACAACACCAGCGGCATCGGTTCTATCGACCGCTCGGTCACGTCGACGGACATGGTGGAGTCGCTGCACAAGTGCATCACCACCATCCGCACCAGCGCGTTCGCGGAGCCTGACTTCGTCGGTATCCACCCGAACGACTGGGAGACGATTCGTCTGCTGAAGGCAAGCACCGCTGGCACCTACCAGTACGGCGCTCCGTCCGAGGCTGGCGTCCAGACCATCTGGGGCATCCCTGCCATCATCCACGCCTCGTTCACCAGCGGCTCGCCGCTCGTGGGCATCGGGCGCGAGGCCACCCTGTTCGTCCGCGAGGGCGTCTCGGTTGCCGCGTCGGACTCGCACAGCGACTACTTCATCAAGCGGCAGGTCGCCCTGCTCGCGACGATGCGGGCAGCCTTCGCTGTGACGCAGCCCAAGGCGTTCGCCGTCTCCGTCGCCTAGCGACTAGAGGCGCAAGCCGACGAGGGGTCGGGTGGGGCAACCGCCCTGCCCGACCCTTCGCAGTTTCACCAGAGGAGTAGAGATGGCTAGAACGTTCAAGACGACCGACGAGGTCTACCACTACCAAGAGGGCAAGCCGCCTGTGTTCATCGCTGGCAAGGGCGTCGAGATTGACTACGACCTCGCTGTCCGACTTGGGTTGGTCAAGGGCGAGGCGAAGGCCCGCAAGGTTGACGACGTGGAGAACAAGGCGGTCAAGCCCGCCGCCAAGAAGCCTGTCGAGGAGTAAGCCGTGACGCGGTTTCCGCTGGGTCGTGTATCGACGCTCACCTACACGGTGACGGATGCGGACGGCGACTCAACAACGGTTACGCCAGTCCCGACGGTGACTATCACCGATGACGCTGGCGAGGTCGTTGTCAGCAACGCTTCCACGACGCTGGTTGGCGATGCCTACTCGTACACGCTCTCGACGGCTGTGCGCGACGCGCTCGGATACTACGAGGCGACCTACACCTACTCGCAGAGCGGGCAGTCGGTTTCCATCACGCGCGGCTTCGAGGTCGTCGGCAACCACCTGTTCGAGATTGCGGAGTTGCGCTCGTTCGACGAGGCGCTCGCTGACGACGTCACCTACACATCGCTGAGGTTGGCGCAGGCTCGTGAGGATGCGACGGAGCGGCTGGAGAACGCTGCTGACGTGGCGTTCACGGTCCGTGCCACACGGCAGACGCTTTCAGGCGACGGCACAACGCGGCTTCTGCTTCCGCACACGGATGTTGTCGAGTTGTACGAGGCGTGGATTGACGGCATCGAGGTCGACCTTGCGGACGTCGAGGTGAAGCCCGAGGGAATCCTCGTGTACGCCAGCGGCTGGACGCTGGGGACGAACAACGTCGAGGTGCGGTACACGCACGGCTACGAGGCAACGCCCGAGCCTGTGAAGCGCGCGGCGAAGATGCTCGCCGTCGAGTACGTCGTGACTTCCGCGCTGCCTGCGCGGGCTACGAGCCAGTCGACGGACGTCGGCGACTTCCGAATCGCCATCGCGAACGTGGATGCGGGGCGCGATACGGGCATCCCCGAGGTGGACGCCGTAATCAGCCGCTTCGGGCGTCGCCGCCCGCGTCTGGGGTAATCCATGCGGTCTAGCGTCTACTCGGCCCAGAGCGCCCTTCTAGGGCTTCTACAGGGCCTCCCTGCGGCTTCCACGGCCACCGTGTCGCTGGGCCACCCGACCCGCATGGGGCGGCGGGAAATCTGGGTCAGCGGCGACGCCGAGGAGTGGGGCCTGCAGTACCGCCAGAGCGGGTTGGCTGCGCGCGACGAGGAGTACGTGTTGCGAATCAATGCGTTTGTGATGATGACGGGCGCTGACTACGAGAAGGTGCGCGACGAGGTCCGCACCTACACCGACGCCATCGAGGACGCGCTCGCTGCGGACCCGACGCTGGGCGGTGCGGTGATGCTGGCAACGGTTACCGACGCCTCGCTCGACGAAGGAATCGGTCAGGACGGCAGGTCGAGGATGGTCCTCGAGACGCTCGGTGTGCGTATCAAGGCGCACGTCGATGCAGGGTGACAAGGCGGGCAGGATAGAAACCGTGAGCGCATACAAGTTCGACAACGCCGTTAAGGGCGAGTTCGCAACGTCTGGAGGGCTGGTGGAGTTCGAGTACCCAGCAGGCGAAGTGATGCCAAAAGGCGACGAGGACATCCTCGCGTTCTGCCTCGCGGCTGGCGTTGCGTCCATCGTCGAGCCAAAGGCAACCAGCAAGAAGCAAGACACCGTCGTCGCCGACGCAGCAACTGAGGAGAACTAATGGCTGTCCAGTCCGCTCTCGCGCTTGTTGGCGCAGCGAAGCAGTCCGTCAAGGGCACGGCAATCACGACCGCTACGTTCGGTCATGGCTTGACCGACGGTGCCGTTATGACCGTCGAGGTCGACCAGAGCATCGAGGAGCATACTTCTGCGACCCGTTCTTCTGGCGACGTCAACCGCACCGCTATCACCGCTGGCGTGGACTTCACTTGCCGCGCGCATCCGAAGTCGGTTGGCCTCTGGACCTACGGCGCGCTCGGCGGTATCGCAACGACTGGCACTGGTCCCTACACGCACACCATCACGATGGGTTCTGACCTGCCGTACCTGACGACGTTCGGGACGCTCGCGGGTAACTACTTCCGCCTGCAGGACATCAAGGTTGATTCGCTGGGCTTCTCGTGGAGCGGCAACGACCCGCTCGAGGTCGCCGTGTCGGGCATGGGTACGCAGTTGTCCATCCTCGCCTCGACCTACACGACCACCAACGACGAGTCCACCGCGACCTACTTCACGCCTGTCGGTGGCACGTTCTCCGTCGACGTTGACGGTGGCTCTGGCACCGCTGCGACCGCGAAAATCAACAGCGGCGAGGTCACCATCAGCAACAACGCCGACTCCGTCATGGTGTCGGGGACCATCTACCCCGACGACATCGTCGTAGGACGGCAGGAGGTCGAGTGTTCCTTCGAGGTGACGCCCGACGACCTGAACCTGTGGCGCACTATCGTCACAGGCACGTCGGCTGGTACCTCGGTGTCGTCCTCGGTCCTGTACGGCACGTTCAGCATGGCGTTCACCAACGGCACCAACTCGCTGACGCTGGCCTCGACCCGCGTGGCGTTCACCTGCGACTTCCCTGACGTCGACCCCGCTGGCGGCACCATCACGCTGACGCTTGCTGGTCTGGCTGTCGGGTCCGCAGGCGGCTCGCCGCTGACAGCGACGCTGGTCAACTCACAAGCCTCGTACTAAACACGCCGCAACCCTAGGAGCATCACATGGCGCGTATCTCGTTCGACGTTGTCGACGCCTCTGGCGTACGCACGACGGTTGTCACAGGGCAGGCCGACATCATCGCGATGGAGCGCAAGTTCAACGTGGCGGCGTCGGCGCTTGCGTCTGAGGCTCGACAGGAGTGGGTGGCGTTCCTCGCCTACAACGCGCAGCGGCGCACAGGCGGTACCTCGCTCGACTTCGATTCGTGGATTGAGGCGTTCGAGGTCGAGCAGGCTGAACTCCCAAAAGAAGCAGCGGAGCAGCCCGACTCGTCGCCAGCGTAAGTATCGCGACTGGCATCGGTCCGAGCGACCTGCTTGCTGCACCGCCCGAGGTGTTCGACGCGATAGTCACGCTGCTCGAGGAGCAGGCTGCGAAGCAAAAGCAGGATGACATGAAGGCTAGGCTGAAAGCCAAGGTTCGCTAGGTTAGGAGCGTCTGTGTCCGTCAAGGTGTCTAGCGTTGCCGACGCGGACGGACGCGGCTACGCCATCTCCGTTGACGGGTTGCAGGAACTGCGGCGCGACCTCACAGCGTTCGACAAGACGCTCGTCTACAAACTGTCGTCGCGGCTGCGTCGCGTCGGCAATGTCGTTGCTGGCGATGCGCGTGTGCTGACTGGTCGGCTCGAGCAGGTGCATGGCGACAAGCAGTACGAGGGACGCCCGTCGGCGCTGGCGGAGCAGGCCACGCAGATTGCCGCTGGCATCAAGGTCAAGATGGGCGGTACGCGCTCGAACCGCAACGCCGCCGTCCGTATCGTGCAGATGGACAGGGTCGGCGCGATGATTGAGTTCGCGAACGTCCCCCACTCGAATCAGGGACGCGCGCTCATCAAACTGCTCGACAAACGCAACACTCCTGGCCGCTTCGTCTGGGAAGCAACGGACCAACGCAAGCCGTACATCTTCCGTGAGGTCGCTGCGGCGGTTGCCAAGGCCGAGGCCGAACTCAACGCAGGGCTGGGGCTGTAATGGCTGTCGTTGTATCCATCGTTTCGCAGTTCAACGACAAGGAACTGCGCCGCGCAATCCGCTCGCTCGACGACTTCAAGAAGACGGCGGCGCTCGCTGGTGGCGGTATCGCTGGCAATATGCAAGTCGCTGGCAAGTCCCTGCAGGCGGTCGGCGCGCAGGCTGCGAATACGGGGCGCTCAC